GTTTGTTTGCCAGGATCATTGGCAAAATTAGTGCACTTACCATTCTGCAATACGTAAACTTCATTAACGACAAGCCCATTGGCAGAATTAAGTATGCACTAAATTAATTCCGCCAACAGGTTAGGCAGAAGAAATGATGCTGCTGTTACTCAGGTAGGAATAGTGATAGCAGACGAAAATTTCGATGTATTAGACTCATATCTGATACAGGTAACACCTGATGCTTGGAACACTTGTGATAGAACATTTACTGGAGAAACTTTACTCTGGTGGATGGAGCAAAAGAACACTCCAATAAGTAAAAAGCCTACTCATATTGTTCATAGCTACAAATATTTGGTAGATAAGTTATATCAAATCTTTGATAGATATAATACAGAAGAAACTACAATATGGACTAAAGGTTCGATGGATCTATTCTGTATTAAAGATTTATGTGAATACTTTGACATGAATACTCCATGGAAGTTCTGGCAACCAAGAGACATCAGAACCGTAAAGGATTTCATAAAAGAGTGGAAGACTTTTGAGAATAATAATCATAACGCTCTCGATGATGCTTTGAACCAGTTGAGAGAGTTAAAAGCTAACTTAATTGAAAGATAGATATGGAAACAAAGATTAATATAGCGGCTATTTTAGAGAGTAAACCGCAAGGAACTAAGTTGTATTCTTCCGCTTGTGGTAAATGCACGTTAGAAGAAGCAGATGATAAAAGTTTCAAAATATCCTTCTATAATTCAAAGTTTGGTTTTATGAATGGTGGAGAAGGGTATCTTGATAAAAATGGCAAATTGTATGATGATGGAGAATGTGTCGTTTTCCCATCAAAGGAAATGCGAGATTGGTCTAAGTTCGCCTGGAAGAAAGGCGATGTGCTAGTAAGTAATGATGGCGAGGAAACTATATTTTTTGATAGATTTACAGACGATACTTATACTAAATTTGTTGGTAAGTACGTTTGGGGTGAACGTGTTCCTGCTTATAGACGCTTTTCTGAAAAAGAAGAAACTCTTTTTACTAAGAATTACTCTTTAGAGGAAAATAAAGAAAACATTAAGAAACATATACTTACTGTTGAAGCTTGTATATTAAAGGCTGGATTAAACTTGGAAACTTTAGAAACAATTCCATTAAAAGATGGAGATATATATTTTTGTAAAACTTACAGGGCTATCAAAATCGGAATATTTAAAAGTTTATATGAAGACCATAATGAAGTTTATATTTCTAATTATGTGTATTATCGTGCAAATGCAGATACTCCCTATTTAAATTATTCTAATGATGATTGGGTGGATGGGGGGATTTATCGCCCTGCTACAAAAGAAGAAAAGAAGCAGCTCTTTGAAGCTCTCACAAAGGAAAATAAAGCTTGGAATGCTGAGAAGAAAGCCATTGTGGATTTGAAGCCAAAGTGCGAGTTTAAGCCATTCGACAGATGTATTTGGAAAATACGGAATTGTGAAGGCTCTATATGGGAAGCAAGTTTCGTTTCTTATGTTGATGAGTATGGTGCTATTCCAATGGGTGTGTCTATAGATAAAGATTTGGTTAACTTAATTATCCTTCCTTATAATGAGGAAACAGCAAAGCTAATTGGTACTACTAAAGAATGGAAAGAGTGAGAAGAAACTCATGGTTATTATTACACACAAAGTGGGTCTTAGATTGGACAAGTGATTTAGGAGATTTCTGTAATAATCATCCGTCCGACCGTTATACTTATAATATTTATTTAATAATGTGTAAATTAATTGGATGGTTATGATAGATGATAAGAAGCTTGAACAAGCTGCAAGAGAAGCAGCAGATTTACATGAGCAAGATTTACCTGTAATGTCTTATTATGAGGACACAGAGGTTGATGGTCAGCATCATTTCTGTCAAGAGTTTGGTGCAGAATTATTTAAGGATGGTGCAAAGTGGGCTATCCATGAATTCTTGAAAGACTTATGGCATTCTATTGAAGAAGAGCCAAAGTATAACAAGCAAATAACTTATGTTTGGGAAAATGGTATTACAAAGACCATTATCTTGAATGAAGAAGCGGATAAGTTTAATAGAACTCCTTCTCAGATTTGGCACAACATCTGTAAGAACTATAAAGTTGCTCGTTGGCTTTACGTTGATGATTTACTTCCAAAGGAAGGAGGTGAAGAATAATGACAGTAGGAGAATACGCAAGGCTTAATGCCAAAATAACTGTCTTAAAAGAGATAGCTATAGACTATAGCGGTAAGACGATTGATAACGTTATTCAGCAATTAGAAGCAATAAGAGAGGAGGTAAGCAATGATCGAGCCGATATTATTGTCTTTGACAGGTTCGGAAACCCTTTTGAAGCAGATTGTTATGTTTAAAATAAATAGCGTATGAAAGAACTTAAAGTTGGAGAAAGAATAATTTTGGAGGTGGTTGAAGCAACAAGTTTTTCTTGTCAAGGCTGCTTCTTCGAAAATGAAGGGTATGCTTGTCCCCCCAGACTACTGCTATAACCGCTTAGACGGCAAGAATGTAATGTTTAAAGAAGTTAAGGAGTAAAGCGTATGGATACAAAATACATTCCAGGAGATTTGGTGATTTATACATCTTTAATTAAAGACTATATTGCTGAAATCTGTGAAGTTTATGAAACATCCTATCTCATAGGATTTATGAGAAGAAATTCTGCAAGAGTAACAAGTAAGGAAATCAAACCTATTCCACTTACTCCTGCCATATTAGAGAGAAATGGCTGGGATAAAGAAGGAAAAGACGGAAGTGTTTTTTCTTTATCAGAAGCATTTATGGGAGGTGACAAAGATGATGAAGACAACTATACCTGTTTTCAGCTTTATTATCAAAATAAGGAGGATGGTTGGGATATAGATATGCGTGGAGAGCCATTAAAATATGAGATTCATTATGTCCATGAACTCCAGCACCTTTTCTTTGGTCTTGGATTGGATAGTAGCATGATTGTTTAACAGCCTTCGGGCATAATTAGTAACAATATGGAAAAAGAATCTATAGAGTTTTATAAATGGGATAAGCAGAATGCAATTATCTTAAAACATAATTGTGAACGTCGTCCATATAATACCATTTACTTTAAGGATGAAGTACCTTTCATACAAATAACGGATGGTGGAAGTAGTACATCAGACTTTTATATTTTAGAAGAAAATAAGTATGATTTAGTGATACTTTGTCCAAAGATTTGTAAGGAGTACAAGATTGTTGTTTCAAAGTATGAAATAGAAAAATTGAATATCAAAGATATAAAAGTATTGTTTGATATTATTTCTTATATTGAAGACTTTAAAGCAAAAGCAAAATGTTGTATCATGGAAGTGATACATAAGTATTTAAATGTTTAACGCCTTCGGGCATAAATTTTAATGATATGACAAAAGAAGAATTATACAACGAATTACAGAATGTAGAAGGTTGCTTAAAGATGGCAGATTCACAAATATCAGAGCTTCGCAAAAAGAAGAATGATATAATGAACGACTTTCTAAGTTTGTTACCTTTTCAGGAAGGTGACAAGGTGAAAGATAAAGATGGCAATATCTTTATCATAGAACGTTTAAAAGAAGCCATATCTCTTGGCAAGAATGAAATTAAGGTTCGTTTTCTTATCCGAAAAATAAAGAAAAATGGAGAACCTTATCAATACGCAAACGAAGCTTGGGGAATTGATTATTTTTCCCTTGAAAAAGTGGAAGATTAACTAACCATCCTGTAAAGGATAAATATAGTAATATGAATAAAGAACAATTAGAACGTGCTAATCTTTTAGCTAATAGTTTAATTCCAAAAGCGGCAACGCTAACAATGCCAGATACTACTACTAAGGCAACTCTTGGAGAGTGTCTTTATGGTTTGCTCAACTGCGACAAAGAGTTCAACTCTAAATTCTCGCAACTTGCATCAGAAACAGAACAGAGATTTCAGAAAGAGTTTGATGAACTTTAGTTATTAACCATCCTACAAAGGATATAAATAGATAGTAATATATGAGTGAAAAAGTAATCAAATCGTACAAGGCATTCGACAAGAATATGCAATGCCGAGGATTCCAGTATGAAGTTGGAAAAGAGTACGAAATGGACGGAGAAATCAAGTGTTGCGATCGAGGTTTTCATGCTTGCAAGTCTCCAATGGAAGTATGGGACCACTACGACATGCTTAGCTCTCGCTTTGCAGAAGTAGAACAGTCTGGTAAGATTGATGAAGAAGGAAATTCAACAAAGGTATGCTCTTCTCGTATCAAGATTAAGGCTGAGTTGAAGCTGGCAGACATCATTAAGGTCGGTGTCGAGTGGCTGAAAGACATTACCTCACCAACAAAGGTTAAGACAGATATTGCGAAGAATAATAACGGAGGTTACTCTGCTAAGATTGGTTCAAGCGGTTGCTCTGCTAAGATTGGTTCAAGCGGTTGCTCTGCTAAGATTGGTTCAAGCGGTGACTATGCTAAGATTGGTTCAGGCGGTGACTCTGCTCAGATTGGTTCAAGCGGTGACTATGCTCAGATTGGTTCAAGCGGTTGCTCTGCTAAGATTGGTTCAAGCGGTGACTCTGCTCAGATTGGTTCAAGCGGTTACTCTGCTAAGATTGGTTCAAGCGGTTGCTCTGCTAAGATTGGTTCAAGCGGTTGCTCTGCTAAGATTGGTTCAAGCGGTTGCTCTGCTAAGATTGGTTCAAGCGGTGACTCTGCTCAGATTGGTTCAAGCGGTGACTATGCTCAGATTTACAGCACAGGAGAAGACTCCGTTGTTATGTGCGCTGGAAAAGAATCTAAAGCAAAAGCAAAGGTTGGATCATGGATAACGCTTACAGAATGGGAATGGAATGACGATAAAAAACGGAGAGTACCATTATGTGTCAAAACAGAGTACGTTGACGGAAATAATATCAAGGCTGATACTTGGTATCAACTCCAAAACGGAGAATTCGTTGAAGTAACAGTGTAACTAACCACCCTCTCCTTGGTGACAGCAGGGAGAGGGTAAAAAGAAGAGAATATGGCAGAGATTATTTACTTTGGAACAAATGGGTGTCCCGGACATTATCCAATTGGCATTGACAAAACACTGACAAATGCAGAATATAAGATGTGGTGCGAGTGTGATAATGAAACTTGGATAAATAATATTCGAAAGAATCCTGGTCGCCACATTATTAAACATCACGGAGAGTTTTATACAAATTATGGTGTTCCGTTCTCTGTAGATGAAGTCAGAGTTGGTGATCATACCGAACTTTTTTGGAAAGGCATTCATACGGAAGAAGAAATTATCAACTTGATAAAGAATAATCCGTTTTTATCAAAGCAGTTTAAACTAAATGAAGATATATTTAAACCATAGTAACAACTGGAGGATTGATCATGACAAAGCAAGAAGCGGAAAGGAATATAGGAAAATGGCGGGAAATCACCAGACATTTTATAGATAAAAAGGTCAAATTAAATGTAAGACGAGAAGAATTACTTCAAGAAATGAAGCAGCTTCAAGAAGACTATATTAAAGCCTTGCCTGTTAAAATCGGAGATAAGATTATGGATGAAGATGGGCGTGTAGGTTGGCTTTCCAGAATAGTTCCCTATTATTCACCATCGGAAAGGTTTATGAGGGCAACATTGAGATTGACCCTTTTCTTCTATATGGAGAAAAAAGATGGTACTCGTGACAATCGTGAGGTTTATGTCCATGGCCTCCCAATCAAACTATAACTGATATGACAAAAGAAGAAGCTAAAGAATTTTATCCTATTCTGCAAGCTTATGCAGATGGAAAGGCAATTGAGTGTAGGACAAAACCAGGCACTATAAGCACCAGTATTCCGAATGAATGGACCGAAATGAAAGAAATTGGTTTTTGGAATGGTATTGAGTATCGAATCAAGCCAGAGCAAAAGTATCGCCCATTCAAGGACGCAGAAGAGTGTTGGCAGGAAATGCTGATGCATCAACCTTTTGGGTGGGTGAAGGATAAGAAAGATGGACATCATGCTTTAATTACAGCAGTAGATGATGATACGTGTGGAATGTCATTGAATGGAAATGCCGCATGGTCTTTATCTGGAATTATGGATTTATTCACCTTTGCTGACGGAGTTCCATTTGGTATAAAAGTAGAATAGTATGGCGTATTGTTTTTGCGATTTTTGTGATTACAAGGATAAGTGTAAGTTCTATCGAAAGGTAGTTGCTTGTCCTTATATTAAGAAGGAGGAGAAATAGTTATGGATAATAAAGTTAAAGAAGCTTTGGGTAGCGCAAGCTATCTTACTTATCATTGGAGGCAGTACTCTTTTGAGCAACTTGAAAAAGAAATGGTCAGAGTGTGTGGCCTGTGCGATAAAGCATTAGGTCGTTTCAAAGATGATAGCATTACAGACTTCGAGCGAGGCCAGTGGTCGGTCATTCAGAACGTTATTGGCTATGTCGAAAACTATAGCTTGGCAGCAGAACTTTGCCGAGAAGCTGGTATCGGTTACAAGAAGATAAAGGCTCTACAGAAGGATTGTGGTTATAGCTACAAGGAAGAAGTTAATGACTTCCTAAAGGAAAGTCGTAATTGTGGAACTGATTTAAAATTGGAGGATTAGTTATGTCTTGGTTAGCAGTAGATAAAGGTGGCTGTGAACATATTTTTGTAGAAAAACCTTGCAGAAATGAAAGTAATACATTATGGATTTGCTCTGTCGTATATTTATATGGGCATAGGTACGCAAATACCGGATGCTGTTACCTTCCTAAAGGAAGTATTAAGAAACTCATCGGAAGAGAATTATCTTGGAACGATGAGCCAGTAGAACTTAAAGAAGAATAGCTTATGAAAACAGAAAATATCAAGTTCAAGGCCAAACGCCTTGATAACGGAGAATGGGTTTGCGGATATTTCTACGAAGAGAATGATAATACATACATCATTGAGAATCGTCAGAAAGAATGCAAGTTAAACAGAAATCTCACTTATCAGGTTGACCCTGAAACGGTCTGCCAATTCACAGGGCTGAAAGACTGCGAAGGCAAAGAGGTTTGGGAAGGCGACATTATTAAAAATCATGATTTTCCATTTGAAAAGAGAACGGTAACTTGGGCTAATTGCCAATCATGCTTTATTCCAACCGATGAAGATGGATGGCAGAAAGGTGGATGCCTTTCTTTCTTGGTCTTGTTTAAAAAATGGACTGTTGTTGGCAACAAGTTTGATAGAAAGGAAGGTGAGAAATGAAGAAGTATGAGTATATGGTAACTTCAATAGTTATCAAGAAATCTGATGAGATGGTCAAGGTTCTATCTGATAAATTTAATCAATACGGCTATGATGGTTGGGAATTAGTACAATATAACCTAATACCACCATCTGCATTGGTAACAGCATCTACGATACCTTGTTGCGGTTCAATCTATATACTTGCGACATTCAAAAAAAAGGTTAGAGAAATAGCGTATGAAGAAGATAAGTTTTAATCTCAAATTTCTTATAACCAAATACTATTGGTGCTTTTATTTCATCCCAAGTTTAATCGTATGGAAGCCTGATAGTGGTGTTTATAAAATTAATGTAGCCTTTCTGCTTTGGGAGTTTAATATTAAATATCAATTAAAAAGAAAGAAGATATGAAGAAGGAAATATTTGACTTCTCAGAGGCTTTAAAGCGTATGAGAAAAGGAAAGCTCGTAAAGCGTGAAAATGGGCTTTATCCGTTTGGTATTGACGAGGAAGGAATATTCTATCATTATGGGCATCATATATTCAAGGAAGAAAGAATGCTCTCAGAGGATATACTTGCAACAGACTGGGAGGAGGTGTAAAAGATGAAGAAGAATGTATTGACACTCACCGTCAGCAAGCAATGGTTCGACATGATTGTGACTGGCGAAAAGACAGATGAGTATCGGGAGATAAAACCTTATTGGATTAAACGTCTGACCACTAACTGCGAAGTAGCTTATGATGTGGCGGCAGAAACATATTGCGGAAAGGTGCTTTATCGCCCTTACACCCACGTCCTCTTCATTAACGGTTACCGCAAGGATAGCCCACGTATCGAAAAGAAGATTGATAGTATCACCATCGGTAAGCCTAAGAAGGGTATGTGCCCTGATAAGTGGCTTGATACAGAGTTTTTTGTCATTAAATTCGTGTAGTGTATGAAAAGAAATATCTATTATAAGTCGGCATGCAATATGGGAGAGTTGGCAGATGAAAGCATCAATATTGTAGTAACATCGCCTCCATATCCGATGGTTGAAATGTGGGACGATATATTTGCAATGCAAAATAAAGCCATTGCGTGCAACCTTGCAGATAATCCATCCGTATCTTTCGATTTAATGCACGGAATACTCAACAATATATGGAGGGAGTGTTACAGGGTTCTTTCAGAAGGAGGTTTCCTTTGTATCAATATAGGAGATGCTACAAGAACTATCAATGGAAACTTCCAGCTGTTCAATAACCATGCGAAAATATCGCTATATTGCAGAGGTCTTGGTTTTACGGAACTTCCATGCGTCATTTGGAGAAAACAAACCAATGCTCCAAATAAGTTCATGGGAAGTGGTATGCTTCCCTGTGGTGCTTATGTCACACTCGAACACGAATACATACTAATATTCAGAAAGGGCAAAAGGCGAAAGTTCAAGACAGAGGAGGAGAAGAAAATTCGAAGACAAAGCGCATTCTTCTGGGAAGAGAGAAATACGTGGTTCTCTGACACCTGGAATGTGAAGGGTGTAAAACAGAAGATGGCTGACGGAAAATCTCGAACAAGAAGCGCAGCCTTCCCTTACGAAATACCTTACCGTCTTATCAACATGTATTCGTGCAAGGGAGACACGGTGCTCGACCCATTCCTTGGTCTTGGAACGACAATGCAAGCCGCATTAGACAGTGGTAGAAACTTTGTTGGTTATGAGATAGACAAAACATTGGAAGAATACCATGAAAGCCTATCTGCCACGCAGATCGCATGTTCCCGAACTATAGCATCGGCTCGTATTTTGCAGCATAACCGATTTGTTGCAGATAGAGAAATTAACGGAAAGGACTTAAAGTATTTTAATAAGCATCTTGGCTGCAAAGTTATGACAAAGCAAGAGCAAGACATAAAATTATAAATCTTAAAAGCAAGCTTTAAAAAAGGCAGAAAAGACTATTATGGATATTAATAAGAATGGAAGGTCTTTGCCCTGACGAGTGACTTTAAGTTTTCATCATTAAGTTTAAGTGATATGGATAAGACAACAGAGCTATCATATAATCACCTCATTTCGCAACTCAGAAAAGAAAACGCTGATTTGAGGAATGAGGTGCGAGAATTAAGGAAGTTGCTAACAAGAAAAGGTGACAAACCGCCTAATTAACACTCCGTAACACCATGTTAAAAGCAGTTTTTGCGCTTTTCTTGTCAAATTAGCTTCCTGTAGTTTCCTGTAACATTAGTTAAGTTAACGAAACGGCAAATACTTCACATAAGCCTTTCTAAGCTGTTCTATTTTCTTCCCCATATCTTTATATCATTTTTCAGAATTAGCCTTATACAGAGGAAAATATGTTTTATTTAACACTATAGAAATCAATAGGTTATATAAAGTTAAGCAAGAAAAATAATGAGGTAAAAATTTGGTCAAATGCTAAAAAATGACTATCTTTGCACCATCAAAAATAAATAATAACAATTAAAAGATAAGAGCAATGAAACAGACAATAAACGTATCAAACAAAGCTGAGGTTGTAGCAGCAGTTACAAGTGATTTTGATGGAGGTTATAACTATTTCGAAGGTGACATTCGTAAGGGTAATCTTAGAGCGCATGTAATTAACTGCTTCTATGGTAACAAGTTGAGAATCCAGATTACCTATTGGGAGGATGGCAAGAGCGTGGCTGTTGAAACCGCTTCAACATGTTCAACTGCAAAGGGGATTGTTAGTAAGGTTTCTAAATTCTTAGATATTAAGTAAATAAAAAGGTAACGACTGGTCCAACCAACTAGTCACAATAAGAGCAATGAAATGTTAGACAGAACAAACATTCACTTTAAGAAAGCAGTTAATGCTGTATTGGTAAAGGTTAGCAGAATACATAACAATACCATATCAGTAAGTATTAACCAAAGATTCATCGACATCACTATGTTGGATAAAAAATCTGGTATTTTTTATTCAGACATGATAAGTTCTTTTTTAAGCAAGGATGAAATCCTTCAGAGGTTAGATCACTTCAACAAAATGTATTACGCATGGGTGCAACTTCAAAAGAAAGGAGGTCGCCATGAGTAAGGAGTACATTGGAACAGATTGCTATAATCGCAAGATGGAGCTTTACCATATCGGCAATGAAGTTTATTGCGACCACATCAAAAACGGAGTTGTCGTCAAGACAAACAGCATCACTGTAGATAACCGCATTCTTGGATTGTTTGGCAGTCCTCATACAAGCGGAGCATATATCTACGATGAGATAGCAAGAATGTATGGCAAGAAATTGTAATAACTGCATATAAAAAGTAAGAGCAATGAAGACAGACAACGTTTTAGAGCATTTCGCTGAAATGATGATTTCACGAATGCAAAAGATGAGAGCAGGAGATTGGAAGATGGGTTGGTTCACCACATCTTATGGTGGAAACCCTGTGAACCTCGGGGGACGTGAATATAATGGAATGAACTCATTCTTCCTGTTCCTCTGCATGATGGACGAAGAAAGATTCAAATATCCTATCTTTGCTACCTTCAATCAGATAAAGGCATTAGGAGCTAGTGTGAACAAAGGAGAGAAAAGCTTCCCTGTTCTGTTTTGGTCCATTCAGTACAAAGACAAGAATGGAAACAAAATAACAGAAGACAGCTACAATGGAATGACTCGATCAGCCCAACTAGACTGCAAAGTCCAGCCTTTCTTGAAGAGCTACAACGTGTTCAATCTCAGCCAAACCAACCTCGAAGAGATAGCTCCTAAGACGATGCAGAAGTTGAAGGAGAAGTTCAGTCTCAAAGATAAGGATGAGTTGCCGACAGACACGGCTGGTATGTACGTCAACGAGAAAATTGATGATATGCTCCTTTATCAGAAGTGGCTCTGCCCTATCCGCTATGACAAGTATTCAAGTGGAGCTTTTTACAGAGTTGGGGTAGACGATATTACAACACCACTTAAAAGTCAGTTCAAGAAGGGCAATACAGAGCAGGAGATATTCGAGGATGGACAGGAGTACTACTCAACCCTTCTACATGAAATGGTTCACTCAACAGGGCATAAGTCTAGATTGAATAGAGGGTTTGAGAATAAGAAAGGAGAAAAGGACTATGCAAGAGAAGAGTTGGTTGCGGAGCTTGGATCAGCTCTTATCGGAAACGTCCTAGGCTTTAGCAGTCGCATTTTAGATAATAACGCTGCTTACCTAGATTGCTGGATCAGCAAGCTTAAAAAGCAACCAAAGTTCATCGTTTCTGTCTTGACAGACGTAAACAAGGCAGCTAAAATGGTATTAGAAATTGTGAACAAAGAAAAGGCACAATTACTAATTCCTGCATAAGATATTTTATTGCTCTATCTAAGGCGGTATAAGCGTATTTGCTTGTATCGCCTTTATTCATTATCATCAAAAACATAAAAAGCTCTATAAGCGAAAATAAATATGAAATTTCTTGGTTAATTCTATTTATTGATTAAATATTTTTTAGTATCTTTGCACCAAAAGTAGTAAAGATATGAACATCGAAGAAATACTCAAGAAAACTGATGCTATCAGCCATAAGATAGAAAAGCTACGCAAAAGGACTATCGTGGTTCCTTCGTGGACTTACCTTTTGGGACTTTACGAGCCAGAAAGCCATAAGGTAATGACAGACACCACAAACCTTCGTGATAAGGATAATGGGGAAAAATCATCACGTATTGCTGTTGCTCTTGAAAAACTGCTTACAAATAGAATGACAGAATTTACCTTCTCTATACCAGTTAAGAGAAGGTACAACACTCCCGATAATGACATACAGAGGGAAATTCAAAAAGCGTTAGAAAAAATCTACGATTGTGCTCATATAGACAATATGAACTACAAGCGTGGACTAGCTTATTTCGCAAGCTGTGAAATATTCACCATTTGGTATTCAGTCAAGAAGTCAAACTCTCTATATGGTTTTGAATCAAACTACAAGTTAAAGTGCAAAACCTTCTCCCCTATGGATGGAGTAAGATTATACCCTATCATTGATGAGTATGATGATATGCAAGCCATGTCGTTTGAATATGACAAGATTGTTTCAGACAAAGAAACAATAACATTCTTTGAAACCTTTACCGAAAACTATCATTTCATCTGGAGGAAAAGCAACCTTGGTGAAATGTGGGAGGAAGAAACTGCACAAGTTGATGAGGATGGAAACACTAAGAGCGGTGAGGAAATCATCATCCATAAGATTCCTGGAGCATACCTGCATCGACCTCACGCCATCTACGAGGGGCTTGATAATATCCGAAGCGAGTTTGAGTACAATATCAGCCGCAATAGCAATGTGATTGCATATAATGCTGCACCTATCGCAAAAGTTAAGGGCGGAATAGTTGGTGAGGAGAAGAAGGGGCAAGGCTTCCGTATATGGAGAGTTGAGAATGATGGTGATATATCTTACGTATCTTGGGACCAATCACAAGAAGCGGTCAGCGGTCAGAATAAAACCCTTCTCGGATTGTTCTGGATGCTTTCCCAAATGCCGGATATCAGCTTTGAGAATATGAAATCTCTTGGCAATATTGGCTACGATGCTAGACAGACGTTGCTCACTGATGCACATCTGAAAGTTCGCATGGAATCGGGCGCTTTCAAGGAGTTCTTTGAGAGAGAGTTTAATGTAGTCAAGGCATTCTTAAAGGTAATGAACCCAAAATGGGAAAAGGAGATAGATAACGTCACATGCGACCACATCATCACTCCTTATATACCTAAGGATGAGAGCTACGACATCACCATCAGACAAAAGGCTAATGGTGGTAAGCCAGTGGAAAGTCAGCTTGAATCTATCGTTAAGCTTGGGCAGTCGCAAGACCCTCAGCAGACAATGAAGGATATTCAGCAGGATGAGCTTAAAGCGGCAGCAGTACAGCAGTCAGCTTTTGCTCTGGGTGAACAAACAATATAAACGCAATAAACTGCACAAGTTATGAAGAAGAAAATTGCAATTTGGCTATTCAAGTTAGCTAGAAGACTCTACCCTATCAGTGTAACTGTCTTTGAGCAGAAAGAAATTCTTGAGCCAAAGGTATGTGCCAAGGCTTATAGTATCGACAAGAATTACATTCGCCACTACAAGCGAGACCATCATATCAAGTCCATGAGAGAAGCTTTGCATGAGATAACAAAGGAAACTCTCGCACAGGCAAAGAAAGATGTACTCAATACTATCGAATCGAAGATCATGAAGCAGAGAGTATATCAGAAGGATGGCAAGACGATTGTAGAGGTAAAGGTTAATTGCTATGTCTCCAAAGAAGAAGGTTAAGCCTATTCCAAAAGAACCTCAGTTCTGCAAATTATGTGCCCACGTTTCCAATCCACGTAATCTAAGTGTTACGGGGGAGCCAACGTTGGGCACTTGCTCGTATGAGGAGTTTGCTATCCTCTATCAAAGGGAATGTGTAAACGAACATTATAAGCCGAAATAAATGAGACCAAATATCCCCAATCAAAAGAAAGCATACGATGCTCTGAACAGACGCTTAGTTAACTACGTGGCACAAGTTCAGAGCATTTATGATAGAATCGCTAGCCAAGTTGCTACTGCTATAGATGGTGTCGGTTATGATGGTTCTGCGGAGTTCTTGTTTGGGGACTATCCTGAACTGAAACAAACCATCAATGGCATCATGATTAGTTATGCTGCACAGATGAATAACCTCATCTATGCAGGTACCACAAATGAGTGGAAAGAAAGTAACATCATGCAGGACCTACTTGCAAGAAAGGTACTTCGTGCTTATGATTTTGAGAAGGGCGGAGATAAATACAATAGGTATTTCCAACCTAATTCAGATGCTTTGAAGGCTTTTCAGAATAGGGTTGATAAGGGGTTGTCTGTTTCGCAGAAACTATGGTATCAGTCACAAGCCTTGAAAAAGGAGTTGGAGCATACCATATCAACTGCAATAGAAAGAGGGCAGTCTGCGGTTGTTCTCAGTAAGCGAATCAGTAAGTATCTGTTAGACTATCCTTCATTAAAGGCTGATTATACAGAAAAATTCGGAAAAGCCGCTACATGCGCGAATTGCCAATACGCTTCTATACGCTTGGCAAGAACAGAGATAAACATGGCTTACCGAAAGGCAGAGCAGACACGTTGGCAACAATTTGACTTCATCTTGGGCTACGAGATTAAGTTGAGCAAACGCCACCCTGCACCCGACATCTGTGATGATTTGTTGGGAATATACCCAAAAGACTTTGTCTTCCTAGGTTGGCATCCTAACTGCATGTGTTATGTTGTACCTATTGTGATGAGCGATGAAGAGTACTATGGTTCTCCTTCCATTCAGAAGTCAGCTATGATTTCTCGCACCCCAAAGAACTTTAATGACTGGGTACGCAATAACCGCAGCCGAATCGGGCAAGCTAAAACACTTCCATACTTCTTGAAGGATAACAGAAAGTATTGGCACCTGTCCGTTGAGGACGCGGCTGAGTACCGCCATGCTGACAGAGACGAAAAAGCCATAAAGCTTGCTTGGAAGAACAGAGACTTATTGAAATACAACATAGATGTAGATAATTCTGACATAGCAACTTTAAGACGAAATGCTAAAGCCTATGATGTTGATATATCAAGCTTTGATAAATTCCTCGCTACACATCAATTTAAAGAGAGTTTTGGAATGATGACTGATAGTGAACGTTCTGTTTTGTCAGATATGTTCGATAAGTATGATGATAAGGTTCGTCAAGCTGTAGAGTCTTTCGGCAGGATAAAGAAAAGTTATCTGGCTAAGTTTGATTATAGCTATGATTTCGGTGATTGGAAGGATGGAGTAACCAAGAAGTTTGCGAATATCACTCCTACACAATTCGAACCAGTGAGCAAGATAAAACCAAAGTTGAAGGCTACCTATGATGAAGCTCGTAGGGAACTGCAAGACCTTCGTTCTATTCCGTTGAAGCCTAAGAAGCTGATAGATGATTTCGATGATTGGGAATTGGAGACTGCATTAGACGACCAGGAAGCAGTTATGGCAGGAAAGAAGCTCATGCAAAATCTGTACGGACCAAACATTGATAACGTCAATTCTTGGATAAGAGTTATGTCGGCTTACAAATCAGAAGGCTGGGGCAAGGCTTATGAGGTCTTTCTTGACGAGTATCATAACGGTTTAAAGGAGGTCTTGGAAGCTGCTACCCATCTGAACGAATTGAGAACAGCAGATTTGAGTATCATTCCTACAAGATGGATTCCTCGCTTCAATGATTATATCAAGACCATAGAAACTGCAAGGATTGATGTTCGAGGTTATGAAAGGGTTTATCGTGAGATAGAGGGTGCGTACAACATCTACAAGCTGTCTTCGGATCAAGATTTGATTGCGTATGGCTTAGATAAGCTATCCTTCAATACACCTCATACCATTGTGGAAGGCTTTAGAGGTATTGGATTGAGTCCGACCAAATGGCTCGGAAAGAAAGAGTTCTATGACAGCTTTGACAAGTTTGTTCCTTGTATTAGCCTTAGCGGAAACAAAGCCTACTATTGGAGTAAGTATAAGCATGTTAGAATAGACTTCGATGGTCTAAAGGAAAGAATCTTAAATTCAGAATGGTATCGCAAGGGACTCCAATATCACGAATACGGACACGCTAAAGCCGCATTACAAGGTAATTGGGAAGGAAATGCAGACTTCAAGAATCTTTATAAAAGGTTTTTAGCAGACTACAACAAGCCCGAATATAGATACGTAGATGGAGAAGGTGTTTCGCAATGGAAAATCGCTGATAGACTATTTGAAGAGCTCAAACGCGTAAAAGACAAAACGTATGATGTAATGGAACAATTTGGCAAAATCTCTGATACTTTGCAAGCAATCGACAAAGACCACAACTGGATACAGGGAATGTTAGGACACGAAGTCGATTATTTTGCATCGAGTTCGCATAATTGTTTAGCTGAGATTATAGCACATCTAAGCGAAAATTATTGGTCTAACAATAAATACTTCAAAAAGGTTTTACCAAGGCTTTATAATGAAGCTATGGCTCTATATGAGAAGTATTATAAGCTAAACAAACCGACAAAAAGATAGGTGGTAGTCTATGGTTCTACCACCCATCTTGATTTTCTTTCGGTAGGACCTACGGCTGATTCATTGGTAATATAGGTCAGACCAAACTTTGTCTTAGTTTTCATTGCCTTGCGAATAGAGAGCATTATTTCTTCTCTCGTAAAGCCGCTAAGAGGATAGTTTTGTAGAGCTAATTCAACTGCGCACATTTGAGCTACACCTGCATTTCCTTTGGTATAGTAGTTCACCACCTGTTCGTCTGTAAGATCGTCCACGGACTTAACAGAACATTGTTCTATATATTCTTGTATATTCATGCTGCAAAGATAGTAAAAGTTTCCCAAACGACAATACGTCCGATTAAAAAGTTAGCAAAAGTTAGCAAACAGACTATAAAGAAGTGTAAAAGTTAAACTACCATAAGTACTTAAAAATAAGATAGTTAACATTTGGTCAATTCGCAAAAAATGACTATCTTTGCACTATCAAAAATAAATAATAACAATTTAAAGAATAGGAGATAAGAGCAATGAAACAATTAGAAAATATTAAGGTTGGAGACAAGATTATTGTTCACTATGTATTTGAAGAACGTGTAGAAACGGTCAGCAAAGTAACCAAGACTCTCATTATTGTTGGCGATTGCCGATTTAATAAAAATAATGGGTTTACTCATGGAAGAAGAGGTTACAATTTTCCTTATATCGTTCGAGTAATGTAGAAGAGAAACATCTCCATATTTATACAAGTAATCATGACACAGCAAGAATTTGAACAGCGAGTAGGAATGTCGGTCAATGCTACCGAATATGCTTCCATCGAGAATGTATATATGGCAAGCGACCTAGATAAGGATGCTTTCTGCATTCTTTGGGAGAAGATGAACTTCAAAAGAGTTGCAAGAGCTAGAGAAGAAAAATCAGCTAAGTTGAAGGAGCAAATGAAGAAGGAACAGCTATTCGACATATTGAACAAGCCATACGGCAAAAACGAGTTTGGTACGCTAGCTGATAACTTCTACAGCAAAAGTGAAAAAGCTGTACTAGAAAGCATCGGAATCCACATGCAGCAAGAAAGAAATGGCATTCCATACTTTGTAAGCGTAGCATCAGTATTGGTTGATTTACGCAAATATTTGAAAGTCGCATAAGAAGGAAATGGAGATTTAGTTATGAGCGCATTCAACATCAACACCTATTATGACTGTGAAACTTGCGAAGCAGCCAACGAATATGGTAATGGTTGCAAGATGGTCTGTTATTCCCTGTCCTGCTTGTGATAGCTAATAAAAGGGAATGCCCAAATTATAGATTTCAAAGAAAGGATTGAGATATGATAGACTTAGTAAAGATGGTTTCCTTGATCGCTAAAAATGAAAGCGATAAGCCTGCATCAATAGACTTCAATGGAAGGGTTGGATGTCTTTTTTTCCGTAATCATAGCTTTAAGGTAGATTGGACGGAAGGTAACGAACAAGTAAGTTTTGAGAGCTCAAACAGCAATTCTCTGCCTTCAACAATAAGTATACTTGAAAGCTTGCAACATATTTGCTTTGTTTATTTCAAGGACCATTTGACTGAATACGATATTGCATTAAATAGAAAGTATGGCTTTCTTCTGATTACCCACATATAATAAACATAAGTATTATGAAGATATATAAATTGATATGGTATCTCTACACAGAGGACCAACTTAAAGAATCCCTCATCACAGATAAGGAAGTTGCAGAAGCACGTTATCAAGACCTCAAAAAGGCTCTTTATCGTGGATGCTGGTTATCCCTCTCAGAATTAGTTGAAAACGAAGACCACGAACTAGTGGAGGGTGAAGGTCTTCATTATAACGACATTTAAAAGTTAGAACAATGGAACAGAAGTTATTAGATTTGATTATCAGTATAGGACAAAACAAGGGTTGGACAGTAGATTTCTTAGACCACGACAACAAACTTGTTGATGTATGTTTTCAACGTTATTCTCCTGCAGGTCACGATTTCAACATGGAGATTGAAATCACTGACAATAACCCGAATGATTTTTTGAAGAATCTCTCCAACTACTACGAGAACTTTGACCCTGATGGTGAAGCCTTAAACTGGTGTGACAAAGAAGGTCATGGAATAAACGGAGCACCTAAACGCTTGAAGGATATCATCATTGATTTCGAGGAAATCGAAAAGGAAATCAAAGAACTCCTAGAAGTGTTCAATCTTCGAATAGAGGAACTAGAGAAAGCTGCCATTCACAAGGTTAAAGTGCAAGTAACCGAATACCTGCAAAAGGTAGTGGAGGTTGATGCCATCAATGGCCGTGACGCATGCGATAAAGTCGAAGAAATGGTTAATGGGTCAGAAATCATCTTGACCGCAGACGATTTCACAACAAGAAAGATTGAGCCTTATGAAGATGAGTAAAACTGCACAAGGTGTGCAAAAGCTAAAAGATGGAGATTTGAAAGGAGCACTCTCCATCTTTTCTACTTTTAAGTATGATTTCACAAGGGATGAACGTAGAACCATGCGAATTGCATACGAATCACTTTGCGGACATGGTGCTTTCTATCACTCATTAGGAATTGATGCTGGTCAGATGATAGCAGATGCGGTAACTATACTAAACGATAAGTATCTGAATAACAATAAGTTAAACTAAGTTAGCAAAAAGTACTTTATACTCAAAACGTTAGGTCATTCGCAAAAAAATGATTATCTTTGCACTATCAAAAATAAATAATAACAATTTAAATATAAGAGCAATGAAACTGATTACGAAAGAAATTAAGAAGAGACTGGAAAAATATCCTCTCTACTCACAGGATGGCAAAAAGGAAGAAGCCATCTGTCAAGCAAAGTTCTTCCTTTGTGTTGGTGCATGGTCTTGGTTCATATTGGAAGCAGACCTAGAGAACAATATCGCCTACGGAATCACTATCAACGGAAGTGGTGAAGGCGAGTACGGCTACACAAGCTTAACCGAGTTGCAGGGACTAACAACAAAGTTAGGCTTAACAGTAGAGCGAGATACCTCATTCTCCCCTACTCCACTAAAGGATATTAATAACGAATATCTAAAGAAGTTTCTTAAGAAAATGTACGCTTGAAAATAATTTCTCACTTTTTTCAAAAAGCTATTTGTTGATTAAATAATTTTATCTATCTTTGCAAAAAGTTACAAAAGAAATGAAGATTTATACATCATACTTCTCAAACGGAGCTAAGTTAGCAAAAGCTGGTATCATGATGATCGGTATTGCCCTCTACCCTCCGAAATGGTTTACAGGATTGTCAAACAAGTACGTGTCACCATCATGGGACATTCTTCACAACTCCAAATCGGAAGAAGATTACGTACAACGTTTCAATTCTGAGATATTGGCTCATCGGGACCCAAAAGCATTTCTCTCAGCAATAGAGAAAATGGCAAATGGAAAAGATGTAGCTCTATGTTGCTTCGAAAAGCCAGATGATTTTTGCCATCGCCACCTAGTGGCAAAATGGCTGAATGAAAAGTTGGGAGTACAGGTCGAGGAATTTGGAATTTCCAAGAATCCTGTTTACTCAGAGCAAAGCTTGTTTTAGGCAATCCTCCTTTCAAAACACCCACAAGGGTTGACGGCTCGGAAAGACGAGCATTTTTTGCGTGTAGAGAATGTTGTTATTATAAGCGGAGATAGCTCAGTTAGTAGAGCGCAGTGATACGATCACTGAGGTCGTTGGTGCGGCTCCAACTCTCCGCTCTTTTGCGGGTATAGCTCAGTCGGTCAGAGCGTCACATTCCCAATGTGAAGGTCGAAGGTTCGAGTCCCTCTAGCCGCTCTATTTTTGTAGAATTAAAATAAAAGAGCATGAAAAGTTGCAGAGACATACAAGATAGAACATTCGGTATTGAAATAGAAATGTGCAATCTTGAAAGGTCTAAGGTGTCTCTACCCGAAGGCTATTCATGGAGCAAAGATGAGCAAATTTACAATACTGATGGTTCAACAAATAAGTCATTTGGTGGTGAGGTAAATACCCCACCATTACATATTTGCTGCCTAAAGGACCTACATGACCTCCGCTCTGTATATGAATCAATGGTTGTCGCAGGAGGAAAGATAAAGTGGAGTATTGATACCCATGTGCACATCTATGCAGGAGATTTGTCTGTAGATCAGATTAAGAAGGTGTTTTTGTTCTTCTATGTTTGCTATCCATATTTCAAGAAATATGCTCATATTTCTGATTGGGATGAGCTGGTATTTAATGCACAACCTGTTCCTACAGAGAAGTACTTTGAAGGCGTTAAAAATGCACAGACGTTTGATGAATTACAAAATCTCTTCACCAATCAGTCTAAGAAGGGCTTTATTCGTCATGCGGTAAATATATCAGCATACTTCAAGACAAAGACGATAGAGTTCAGAACGTTTCATGCTACTGATGATTTCTATCGAGCTATGAATTGTGTGTATTCTGCATACCGCATATTCTATTACGCTATAAGCCACGAATTGGAAGATTACCAATCAATTACATCATACCAGCAGTTCTGTGAGGTTACAGGGCTTAAATATGATGTTCCAAACGAGTTATGCCCACTACTATATCAAGGAAATCCATATAGTGCGATTGAAACGTTTATGACAGCTCCATTAGCTTACAATTCCGAAATGGTTTCGGCATTACATGATGCTGTGATAACTAACGGACATAAGGAAATCTGCATAGTAAATGGCTTCATGTACTACTATGAGCTATTCTTCCTTGATAAGGTGGAAGTATCTATATATTGTCAAGATGCCTACTGCTATCTGCTCTATATGTTGGCAAATGGTAAAACATCACTAACATATAAGGATAAGCTTGCATGGTTGGAGGACTATAACAATCCTACACCATCAAGACAGCTTGCGCTAGCTCTTTATGCCGTGAAACTGCAAAAGTATTTCATGAGTGAATCGGCAAGAAATAGTGCTGTCTTCGAAGCATTGAAAATTAAGGCAAGGGAATCTATTGAGAAGACTGAGGAAGCAAATGAGCGATTGATGAGATTGCTTACTACATGTGATTTTCATGTTGGAACACTAGAAGAAGCCATCAAGAATAAGAAGGTTATCTTCTTCAATTTCGGTAGAATGGAGAAGAAGCAGAAAAGGGCATTCAAACTCATTTCAGAAAATAGCGACTTGAAATTAGATTTTTCTGTCGAAAGTAACGACTATTACAACCTAGTGGAAAGTATTCCGAGTGATAGTTACTTCTACTATTTCAGCAACAGCCCTTATCTGAGAAACCTGCATAAGATAGCTATGTGGAATAATTCAAGTGGGGAAAGACGGTCTGCAGGAAGGTTTCTCTATTGCAATAAGCCAACTGCACAAAATAATGCAAGCACCTCATATTCCTCATACAGAATCGAATGCAACGAGATTGTACCTCCCGATGATTTGGAGATTACAGACGCAAGCAAATTGATTATTGAACGAGTAAACCCACCTTTACTTCATTGTTTACAAAAGAAGTATATCAAGAAGGTGGACCAATGTAGCGTATGCACGTATGCTTTTGCGGTAAAATACGATAAATATACTCTAGGCGGATTTGGCTTTACGCTACCTCAGCACAAGGGGTATGATTTGTTTCAGTTGACGGACTTTTGTACGAATAATGCTATCCCTCGATTGAGTAAACTCATATTGTATTGCATTCAGTCCGTTGGTGTTCAAAGGTATTTGAGCAGAAGAATGCACAAGCTTTGCGAGAAGGTTATCTCCTGCGCTTATACCCATAAGCCAGTGAGCATGAAATATCGTGGCGTGTACAAGAAAGTGAAGGAACACTGCACATCATCTTATCTTGCTTACGAAGGAATACTTGGGATATACCCTACGAATAAGGAAATCATTGAGAAATATCAAAAATCGTTGAAGAATGGAAAATGAAGATAGATGGAAATACGCAAAAGTTGATATAAACCTCATAGATGAGGTAGAAATCAATGCAAATGAAATGTCGGGTGAAGACTTCGCCCAACTAACAGACAACATTGCTAAGTCTGGATTGAGTAGTGTGCCTACCTGTATCAAGAAGGATAATGGTAGATACATCATGATCAGCGGTAATCATCGTTTGAGGGCTTGCAAGAAACTGCACTATAAAATGCTAGGCATCTTATATGTAGAAGAGAGCGAGATTACAAATGATGAAGCTATTGCTATTGAATTATCTCACAACTCCCTTCATGGTGAAGCTAATGTTAGCATCTTGAAGAAGCTGTTTGCATCAATTCAATCTATCGACTTTAAGAAGTTTGCCCATGTGAACATTGACGAGATTAAGCCAATAAGCACAGAGGGTATAGATGTATACGCCATGCAGGAGAATTTCGTATTCACCATCATCCTCTACCCTAGTTCATTTGCTAGTCTAGACACATTGTATGGAGACATTCGTGAGCAAGCTCGCAAAAGTGATGCTCTCGTTCTTGCTTCCGAAGAAGATAACGAGAAGACCCTGCTTAAGATTCAACAGGACATAGGCAAGGAGTTCGGCATAAAATCTCCAAGCATCACATTTGCCAAGTTGCTAGAGTTAGCGAGTGAACGTTTAACCGAAATAAAGGAAGGAGAAAAAGAAAATGATTTGGATAATAATGACAGCGAGCGATAAGGACTCGTATGTGACACAACGCAATCAAAACTTCATCAAAGAAGCACTAGGAGCAAACAATGTTACATTTGTTAGTGTGCAAGATGAGGATTCACTTAATGACTTAAAGATAAGTGATAGGGACATCGTTATTACACAGACGAGAAATAGAATTATCCTAGATAAGATAGGCGAACTTGAAGCAAAGAATACGTCAGAAAGTGATAGAACGATCGTCTTGACAAAAAACAAAGAAGTTCTCAAAGAAGAACTTTACAGGCACGGCATCTCGTTTCCGAAATCATATAGCAAGCGTGATTTAAGGGAAGAAAATATGTATTTCGTGAAGCCATTAATGGGTGAAGACTCTAATATGGTTGACAACCTTTCGGTCTGCAAGAGTACCCAAGAGGTAAGAAAGAAAGTTGAAGAGATAGAACGTTTGGGTGATATTGCTATCATCGAAGACTTTATCGTAGGAAAGGAATGCACTGCAGCTTGCGTTGTCAATCAGAAAACAGGAGACATAGACGTTTATCCTATTTTTGTGGAATTGACAACACCATACAATATACTCACTCACGAAGCTAAGATGCAGGAGGAAGAGGTATGCAGTGCTTGTAATCTTGAAGTGATAAAAGAAACTGCACAAAAAGTGTGCAAGGTGTTAGGTATTCAACATTATCTCAGAATAGATTTTAGAATATCTTCAACTGGTGTTCCGTTTGTAATAGATTGCAACCTGTTTCCAGGTTTAGGTCCTACAGACCATTTTGCAAAATGTCTGTTGCTAACAGAAAATATGTCTTACATAGATGCTTTGAAAGCAGTCATAGCATCTGCAAGTTAGAAAGGTCGATTATGGCAAAGGTAAGAAGAACAGAATTAAAAAAGATTGCCGCTGCTTATGAAAAGAAGGGCGGCAATATGGCTGCTACGGCAGTAGCTTTGGGCATTACACGCCAAGCCTTATATAACTGGAGAAAAGAGGATGAGAAGTTAGCCAAGATGTTGGATGATATAGATGAAGGCATTCTTGACTTTACTGAAAGCAAGTTGGTTGAAAAGGTGAACGAAGGTAATCTAACTGCAATCATCTTCCTTCTGAAAACTAAGGGCAAGAAGCGTGGTTATGTCGAGCAAGTAGATAACAGATTAGTTGAAAATCCATTCGAGAAGTTAATGAAGGAGCTTCCAGATGATGAAGAAGGATAATTATGGAAAACGGAGAATTGTATATACCAGACTGCTTGTTTCCAACGGACAATCCTTTGGAGATACCAAGCTTGTTGCCTGATGTTCAACCTCAATACATAGAAATCCCATTCTATTGCTTTGGAGAGCAGGCAAGAACAACTAATATGAATGGCAGGGGAACACTCCACTTCTATACGGATGATTATAGATTCGGGTCAATCTATGATAAGCCAGAGAAGATTTTGAAGTACAACCCTGGCAGTATTATTGAGCCAAACTTCAGCTTATCAAATGATACACCAATAGCTTATGGTTTGCAGCCTATCTACAAGAAACGTTTTCTTGCGAGAGCAATGCAGGAAAAGGGGATTGGTGTATTCGTTGACTTAAATGTGGCTCCAAAGTTCTATAAGCTGAATTTGATGGGTGTCCCTAAAGGTTATTCATCATTCGCCACAAGGGGGTGTAAAGACCGATTAAATGAACTTCAATTTGAATACGAGATTGCCAAGTTCGTAGCTAATGGCAACAGATTCAGATTCATTGTTTATGGTGGTGGAAATGTAATTGAGCAGTGGTGCAAAGAGAACAATGCTGTCTATATTACACCAATCATCATCATCAAGAATAAGTTGAAAGCTTTTGAAAAGATGAAAGATACCATCGGTATGCTTGATCTTGATGCAAAAGCAAAATACCAAGAGCTGAAAAAGACCTTGTATGATACTCAAGTAAAAAACTTCTCTGTAGAAGATATGCTTGATAACATGCAGGATTTCCCAAAGCTCTCAAAGTAGTTTATTATAGTTAGTAATTAAATTGTTAGATTATGGGTAAGCGAAGCGGAGGAACAAGGGGTACCAACTCTATCAATTCAAGTTCGTCAAGAAAGGAAGTGAATATTGCTAAAAAAATAATAGATGAAGGTTCGCAGAGTTTAATCAAGGCTGCCAAGTCTTCTGATTTTGATATATATGACGACTATACAAAGTCTGTAAATTTTGCCGATCTTGCTAATATACTTAGATATGGCGGTCAGAATTACAACGATCCAGTTGATAAGATAATACATGGAGAGAAGCCGTATTTTGAAAGTCGTAAAACGGATATGATAATAGCAAAATATCTTGATGGGAAATACGGAGATTTTACATCAGAACAACATAAGGCTATTGCTGACGCAGCAAAAAACGGAAAATCTATTAGAGGAGAACTTTAAAGAGGGTATGATATGTACAATCAGAGCTTAAGAGAATTTCTTTCTAAATATAAAAAGGGTAAAATAATTACCTTAAATGATATTGGAGGCAAAAAGGAAGGGTATGTATCTATGAGTACGGAAAAAGTATCTAAATACAGTTATGACGATTTTCAAGCTAAAAAAGCTCCACATGTAGATTTCGTAGTTAAAGGAAAGATAAATGGTATAGACTTATCCATATCTTCAGAAAGAGAATTTATTGCAAATGGTGATATAAGAAGCAAAATTAAAAAAGTAACATACGACAAAGCAAAGAACCATATCACTGTGGAAATAAATACGATATAAAATGCAAGAACAGAAAGAAGGAGTATTAAATAACATAAATGTAAAATTTAAATAATGTAATTATGGGAAAAAGAAGTAATGGAACAAGAAGTATTACCCCTACACAAGCCGCACAAACAAGAATGTTAGGGGGGGCAAATAGTAAAGCCACAAATGGGTTGAATAAATCAGCTATTAAGGCAGTAATGGATGAAGGTTACAACCCTAATACTGAGAAAAACTTTACACATATTCAAATTACCACCTCTTCTTTAAGAGGCAACAAATGGTATGATAAAGCTGTAAAGAATAAAGATGTTGAAACAATCGCAAGAGAAAGAAAAACAGTTGCATCTACTACTACAGAGGCTAGGTATGTAGGTAATAATCGAGTAGTTACAAAAATACCTAGAGAAGTATCTAAAACATTAGTAAGATATGGTGATAGATACGTTGTAAGAACAAATTATTATGAGAAGAGGCATGAAACATGGAGTTTAGTAGGTGGGGATGTTTCTGTATATAAGGCAAAGAAAAAAGCATTCAAATAAATATGTCTGAACAGAAAGCAATAAAAAAAATGATTGCATGGCGCAATGATTGGTGTCTCTTCGCCAAGGAAGTCTTGAAGGCTTGCCTTGACGAAGAGCAAAAGGCTATATTGCGTTCTGTTCAGAAGAACAAAATGACAACGGTAGCCAGTGGAACTGCAAGGGGTAAGGACTTCATCGCTGCCGTAGCCGCTTTATGTTTTCTATACCTCACTCCTCGCTTCGGCAAGGATGGCAGTTTGGAAAAGAATACCAAGATTGCACTCACAGCTCCAACAGGAAGACAGGTAACAAACATCATGATACCAGAAGTGGCACGTCTATACAAGAAGGCAGGCTTTCTGCCGGGTCGTTTGCTGTCGGATGGTATCAGAACTGATTATGAGGAATGGTATCTGACAGGTTTCAAGTCTTCAGCCGACAATACAGAGGCATGGTCGGGATTCCATGCTGTAAACACCATGTTCATCGTAACGGAAGCATCGGGTATCTCGGACACTATCTATAATGCAATCGAGGGTAACCTGCAAGGAAACTCTCGATTGCTATTGGTGTTCAACCCAAACGTTACTACAGGGTATGCAGCCAACTCAATGAAGTCTCCCCGATTCAAGAAGTTTAGATTATCATCCCTCAACGCAGAGAACGTAGTAAGCAAGAAAAATATTATCCCTGGTCAAGTTGACTATGAATGGGTAGCCGATAAGGTCTCATCATGGGCACAGAAGATCAGAAAGTCTGAGTTTGATGAAGGTCGTGGTGATTTTATGTGGGAAGGTGGATATTACACTCCAAATGACCTTTTTCGTGTTAAGGTTCTCGGTATGTTTCCAAAGGTGTCCGAAGATACCCTCATTCCATACGAATGGTGTGAGATTGCGCATAGAAGATGGAAGGAACTTAAAGATAGTGGCTTTATCACCCATAAGCCAATACGCCTAGGTGTCGATGTCGCAGGTATGGGGCGCGATAGGTCTTGCTATGTTCCACGACAAGGAAACTATGTTTCAGAAATCAAGTGTCATAATTCGGGTGGTCATGCGGACCACATGGCAGTCGCAGGTCAAGTCGCACACTACCTAAGTTTGAGTTCCAAGAATAAAGCCTTCATTGATACCATAGGAGAAGGTGCTGGAGTTTATTCAAGACTCATAGAGCAAAAGTATTTAACTGCATTCTCTTGCAAGTTCTCGGAAGGCGTGAGAAACAAGCATGATGTGACAGGCTGCTACTCTTTCGCTAACATGAGGGCTTATTTGTTTTGGTGCATACGTGACTGGCTCAACCCAAAGAATGGATTCTTTGCAGCACTCCCACCTGACGATGAGCTGGATCAAGAATTGTGTGAAGTTCATTGGCTGTTTCAGTCAGATGGTTCAATCATCATGGAACCAAAAGACGAAATCAAGAAGCGTCTTAAACGTTCTCCCGACAAGATGGATGCCCTTGCTAACACCTTCTATCCATACGACTACGATAAAGACAATGATTTGCAATTATTAAATAGTATAGTATAAATTTGCAAGATACAGAAAAGTTTTGTAACTTTGCAGCCGAAACGTTTCTTTTAACGTTTCATTGCTCTTAGTGCACTCCGACCGTGAGGCTAGAGTGCATTTTTTATTTAATATAAAGTAATACAGAAAAAGACTATACACTTCAATATAAGCCTTTCTAAGCGGTTCATTTTTTATCTCCATATACTTATACCATTTTTAAGAAATAGACTTACATACACAAAATTAATAGTTTGATATAAGTATCTAAGTATCAATAAGTTAAACTAAGTTAGCAAAAAGTACTTTATGCTCAAAACATTTGGTCATTTGCAAAAAAATGACTACCTTTACACCATCAAAAATAAATTAATAACAATTTAAAGATAAGAGCAATGAAAAAGGTTAAAGTTTACACAGTAGAAGCGTTAGAGAAGCGAATTACAAAGGCTTTAAAAAAGGTCAAGTTCGGCTACCAAGAAGGATACTTGATTGAAGCTATCGAAGCAGAGTTTAGTATCTACAACTTCAACACTGCACTTTGTAATTTACAGCAGAAAGGAGTCGTAGCATACAATGAGAATACTGAAAGCTATAAATTGGTTTAAAGTATAGGAGATAAGAGCAATGAACGTTAATACAGAATTTGATAGATATACGGTATTACTTCACGCATTCGACACTTTTGAAGGTGCTTGCGAGTATATGACACAGATTATAAATTTAGGGGAGTGTAAGGTTCTCCCTCTCATAAAAGCATGGAATGGCGGCGTGGTTACAGCAAAATGGCTGACTAAGAAAACAGATAAAGGGATTAAATTTGAATTGTTGGATAGCGATACGACAATGTTTAATAGGAGGAAATGAATATGACAGTATATGAATTATCGGAACTTCAGAAAGAAGAACTCAAAATCGAAATGTTGAAAGATAAGTTTGGGTACAAGCTTTCATTCAGAGAGTTATCATTTGCTAATGAGCTCATCAGCGACCGAGAATTGTTCGAAAGATTCAAGGATCAGACCTTTACGGATAATGACTTCATTGTTTCACGATAAATGAAATCGTATGGAAAGTAACTGCACAACAATAGAAGAGCTAAAATCCGTAACCACGCAGGTTAGTGGTGATGAATGGAAAGATTTCTTCTCACTTATCAAAAAAGGCTCGTATAGCCTGTATGGTTTTCATCAGTTTCTTGATGAGAGACCAGACCTATGCTTATTAATTCAAGGTATAGGAGATTACCAAACTGCCATTAAAGCTACGTTAGAGGAAATCGGATTGAATGATGGTGATGTAAATGGACCAGGAGGAAATCATCTGAAACTGGTTGTGGTGGATCGGATAGGATTCATAGTGTATGAAACGAAAGTTATGAACTTTTAAAAATAACCTTAATTCCGCAACACTTTGATTTAACTTTATTTATAAGTTCCTGAGCAACAAAAAGTTGCTCAGGATTTTGCCATGTCAGATTTTTCACTTATCTTAGTGTTGCAATTAGAAAACAAG